AGGTGGCAGGCAACAATGGAACGCTGGCAGCAGGCGGGCCTTCCCGTCGTTGAGCATCCCCAGAGCCCAGCGCGTATGACCCCAGCAACCGCCGCCTTTTATGATGCCGTGGTGAACGGACGACTCAAGCATGATGGCGATCCACGGCTCACGCGGCACGTTGGGAACGCCACGCCATACCAGACGCGCTACGGTGTGCAGGTGCGCAAGGGTAAGGACTCAGGCAAGAAGATTGACTTGTGCGTGGCAGCCATTATGGCGTGGGGGCGTGCTGCTACGCTAGGCGCAACACCTGCGGAGAAGCCGCGCGCATCAGTCGCGTTCATTGAGTTGTAAGGAGTCACATGGGAATCGTTGACCGTCTTCTTGGACGTCAGAGCGAAGAGCGAGCCGTCGGCGGCATGTGGAACGTTGAAGTCGACGCCGCAGGCACCAGTCTCAACGAGAAGAACGCCACCACAATCGGGGCCTTGTACGCCGCCGTGAAACTCTACGCCGACACCGTTGCAACCATGCCCGTCGGCGTCTTCATCCGTGACCGTGGCGTACGCCGCCCAGTGACCCGCCCACGCTGGCTTGACAATCCAGTGCCGAACAATCCGAACTACACCCGCTTCGACCTGATGCATCGCACCGTCAGCAGCCTGATGATTGACGGCAACGCCTTCTTGATGGTGCTGCGTGATGGTGCCGAGATTGTCGAGATTCGCCTGCTTGACCCACGCAAGGTCACGATCCTGCGCGGCGAGAACGGTGCGCCAATCTACCGCGTCAAGACGACGGCGGGCGCCGTTGACTTGACGGCTGACGACATCGTGCACATCACGCTCTTCGGCGTAGGTGAAGATCTGCGCGGGCTCTCACCAGTTGAGCACCACAAGACGACGCTCGGACTTGCGAAGGCGACCACAGAATACGCGGCTCAGTTCTTTAGCCAAGGAGCCTCAGTTTCTGGACTGGTGACAGTCCCGGGAGAGCTGACTGCCGATCAGGCAGAGAGCCTTCGCGCATCCTTCGGACGACGTCACGAAGGGCTGCGCAACATGCACAAGGTTGCAGTGCTTACTGGCGGCGCCGACTTCAAGAGCATGGGCTTCAATCCTTCAGACTTGGCAATCGTTGAGAACATGGAAGCAGGCACGCAGGCGATCGCCCGACTCTACGGCGTACCGCTGCATCTTCTACAGCTGCCCGGGGGCAACTCCAGCTTCAATAGCCTAGAGATCATCTCACGAGAGTGGTTGACCTTGGGACTCGGCAGCCTCATCGCTCGGCTAGAAGCAGGCTTCCAGCGGCTCATCGTTGGCGACACCACCTTCATCAAGTTCAACGTTGACAGCATGCTGCGACCGTTGACGAAGGAGCGATTCGACGCCTACGCCGTGGCACTCAACAACGGCTTCCTCAGCCTGAACGAAGTGCGCACCCTTGAGGATCGCCCGCCAGTGGGCCCTGATGGTGACGCCTTCCGCCAGCCGCTCAACATCGGCACCGTAGGTGAGGAGCCGCAGGCGTGAGCTACGTCATCGTTGACCTAGACGGCACGCTGGTGCTGGAGAACGAGCAGCCGAACCAGCCGCTGATTGACGCACTGAACGAGAAGGTCATGAGCGGCGACGCGCAGGTCATCATCGTCAGCGCGCGCAAGATCGACCGCCTGACTGAGACACGCGCGTGGCTGCAGGAGTACGGAGTGGCTGGCGTTGAGGAGATTCACCTGAACGACTTTGAGGGCAGCGCCTTCGCTACCGGGCTCGCCTTCAAGGAGTACAAGTACGGACTTCTCAAGGAGCAGTACGGCACAGAGTTGGAGTATGCAATCGACAACGACCCAGACGTGCGCGCCATGGCGCAGGGCTTGGGGATTGAAGCCTACACGCCAGAGCAGTTCATCACGGACGAAGAGCGCGCCATCGTCAACGTCCCGAACTACGTCGCAGCTGCAGCGAAGGCTGGGCTTGAAGCCTACGAAGGCGGGCTCGGCGGCGACGGCTTGCAGGATTCAACCATCCGAGAAGCGCGCCAACTTGCCGACGGGCGAGTGGATGACGAGAAGGTCGTTCGCATGGCGGCGTGGATTCGCCGACACCGTGGCGACTGGGAGGGCGTACCGCAGAATAGTGACGCCGAGCATCCTGACTTCCCGGGCCCTGGAGCCGTTGCCGCCCTACTCTGGGGCGTCAATCCCGTAGACACAAACGGCGCCGATCGCGTGCTGGCTTGGGCGGATAGTATCAACAACACATCGCAGCTTGAGGAGAACTCAATGGCACGAGAACACGAAACACGCGCACTGCCGCTCGGCGACTTCACCGTCACCGAAGGCGAAGATGGGCAGAAGACCTTCACGGGATACGCTGCCGTCTTCAACTCCGAATCGCAGGGGCTGCCCTTCATCGAGCGCATCGCCAAGGGTGCCTTCGCCCGTGCTATCAAGCAGGCGGAGCAGGGGCGCCGCGTGATCCGATTCTTGCATGGTCATGATGAGAGCCGCATGCTGGCAACGACCGCGAGCGGGCGCCTGCAGTTGACTGAGGATGAGGTCGGGCTGAAGGTCGAAGCACGCCTTGACCCTGCCGACCCAGACGCCGCCGCAATCATCAGCAAGCTGCAGCACGAAGCCAAGGCGATGGGCCAGTCCTTCGGATTCACCGTGCCCAAGAACGGGCAGCAGTGGCACGAAGACGGCAGCCGCACGCTGACTGAAGTCGGGCTTCTTGAGGTGTCAATCCTATCGGGACACACGCCCGCCTACCCTGCAACGCTCGGACTGAGCGCCGTGCGCAAGATCGCGCCGAGCAAGATCGGCGTGGACGGCGACGCTCTCGTTGAGACACTTGAAGCCGTCAAGGCTGGCAACGCTCTTGACGCTGATCAGACGGCGCTGCTCGACGCAGTGCGCGCCAAGTTGGGCGCAGCACCCGAGCAAGAAGTCGTCACTGAGACAACTGCCCCGGCTGGCGAGCACCACACCATTGTGGCAGCCCGCCTGAAGTTGGAGCAGTTGAAGGGATAAACTCCCAACAGCCCACGCGCCACGGTTCTTCTGGCTGATCATCAGAAGCGTCGGATAGGTGGCTCGGCGTATTGTGTAAACCCAGATAAAGATGAAGGAGTCCAACATGGACAGCATCAAGAATCTGGCTGAGAAGCGCGCCGCGCTGCTTACGGATGCTTCTGGCATCGTTGCAGATGCAGCAGCCAAGGGCGAAGCCCTTACGGCTGAGGCTCAGGCTCGCTTTGACGCCCTTACTTCGGAGGCTTCAGTTGTTGCTTCCGCAATCCAGTCAGAGAAGATCGCTGCTGAGGCCCGTGCCGCAGCCGACGCCGCTCGCTCGGAGAAGGCAGTTGCCTTCGCCCCGGCGACTGAGTCGACCCGTGACCTTTCCGCTGAGCTTCGCCGAATCGCCCGAGACGGCGGCACGGTTGAGCTTCGTGACATCACGAAGGCGACCTTCACGCAGGCAGTTGAGCAGGGTGACCGCTTCTGGATCACCGCTGGTCAGGTCAACCCGTTCGTTGACCCTGCCGTTGTTTCCGTCATCCAGCTCGAGAAGGGCAACGTCCTTGCTCTTCCACGAACGACCGCTCTCGGCACTGCAGCCGCAGTGAACGAAGGCTCGGCGATCGGCGAGTCGGACGGCACGAACTCGTCCCTCAGCCTGACGCCAGTGAAGTACGCTTCACTCCTTCAGGTCGGAATCGAGACTGTTCAGGATCAGATGTTCGACGTAGCCTCATGGGCCACTGAGAAGCTGGCTGCAGAGCTAAGCGTCGCGCACGGGGCAGTTGCTGCTCCTGCCGTTGCTGCCGCTGCAACCGTTGGGATTCAGGGCGCAGCCGTCAATCCGACGTATGCCAACCTTGTGAGCCTCATCTATTCGGTGAAGCAGCAGTATCGTCGCGCTGCGAAGCGCGGCTTCCTCATGAACGACACCACGCTTGGGTTGGTCATGGGACTCGTTGACGGCGCAAGCCGCCCAATCTTCGTGCCGGGCGATCAGACTCGCCCAGACACGGTGCTTGGCTTCCCAGTCTATTCAGCCGCGTTGGCTGATAACGGTGACGAAGCTCTCTCGATCGCCTTCGGCGACCTTGGCGCTATCTACACCGCAATCGCGGGCGCTCCTGCGATTGAGGCTGACCGCTCCTTCGCCTTCGGCACGGGGCTCGTGAGCTACCGCGGCATCCTTCGTGGTGCAACGGGACTCATTGACCCGAACGCCGTCAAGACGTTCAAGGGCGCGAACGTCTAATCCTTCGGGACTAGACTCGCAGGCGGCGGGGAGTCGGGCTTCGGCTCGGCTCCCCGTCACCATTAGCAGGAGGTCAACATGAAAGTGCGACTTATCTATCGACTAGACGGCACCCGCAACGGGCAGCCATGGCCCGCAGTGGGCGGCGAGATTGACCTGCCAACCAGCGAAGCCATCAACCTCATCAACCACGGCTACGCCGTGCCAGTGCCCGTGCCACAAGTCCAGGAGCGTGCAACGCTTGAGCAGGAGCCTGAGCGCGCTACACTCCCGAAGACAACCTCCAAGCCACGCAAGGGGAGAAACTAATGGCAGTTGAAAGCGTTCACAAAAGCATCAACGCATCCACGCCGACGCTGCTCGTTCAGGCTGACACTGACGGCTGCATCGTCTACGTGCACACGCAGGTCACCATCTGGCTAGGCGGAGCGACCGTGAGCAGCAGCACTGGGATGCGCCTTGACTCAGCGGCTGGGCCCCTAGAGATTCGCCTGCAACCTACTGATGCGCTCTATGCCGTGAGCAACTCTGGCACCCAGACGGTCACCCTCATGACGGTGGGCAACTAATGCCGTACGCCAGCCTTGCAGAACTGAAATCATCGCTGGGGATCACTGACAGTGCCGACGATGCGGCACTGGAATCAGTGCTGGACTCTGCTGATCAGCTCATCAACAACTTCGTGGACACGAAGGTCGGCTTCAGTCGAACGTCCAGCCAGACGCGCTACTACACCGCCGACCGCTTCGACTTCGTGCTGACCGATCCCATCTATTCGATCAGCCAGTTGGCGACGGACGTCAACGGCGACGGGACGTATTCGCAGGTGTGGTCAGCCAACGACTACATCCTTGCACCGCGCAACGCCGCGCTGGACTCTCGCCCCTACACGGAGATTGACACGAGCCCGTTCAGCACTGCCAAGTTGAACTTCCCAGTCGGATACCTTGAGGTGAAGGTCACGGGCATCTTCGGCTGGCCCTCAGTCCCAGCAGCCGTCAAGCAGGCGGCACTGATTCAGGCGGGCGCAATCTGGTCAAGCCGCACCGCCCCCTTCGGCGTGATCGGCTCGCAGGACTTGGGCGGCGTGCTCCGCATGAGCGCAGCCCTGCACCCTGAAGCCCGCATCCTGCTCGAGCCGTACCGCCTTCGCGGCGGGCTCGCCATCTGATGAACGACCTCACGATTCACCAAGCCGTAGCGGCTCGCCTAGTCGCAGCCACGAAGCCTGCTGGGTACACGCTCCGAGCAGCCCACGCCACCCCGCCTGACAATCTCGCCGTGGTGCCTGCAGCCGTCTGCATCCCCGGCGGCGACACCATCAGCTACGGCACGGGCGGCAGCCGCACCACCCTGCTGACCGTGAACGTGACCATCTACACGCAGGATCAGGCTGACATGGCCCGCAAGTACGCCGACCTCCTCACGTGGCGCACGTGGCTCCGTGGCGTGTTTGACGGGCAGGTGCAACTGAACACAGCCGACGTTGCGCAGGCGATCGTTGCAAGCACTACCATTGGCACTGACACATGGAGCGACGTGACGTATCTCACGATCACGGCTGAGCTGCAGGTGAGTATTCTTGAGGGAGTAAACGTCAGTGCCTGATACGCTTCGCACGCTTCTGGTCAAGGTTGTTCAGCCCCGCGCTGAGGGCAACCCAT